AAAACACAAAGAATAGATGGGAATGGCGCACCAGTTGGTTTGTAACCCGGTTTGCTTGGATTACCAAACTTGAGCCTTCCTTTGATGAAACGCACCTCCGCATTCCCATTCACGTAATCATGAAAATATCGTGTATCTGTTCGTGGAGGAATAAGTAGTATCACTGTCTTTCCTTTCTTCCATTCTTCATGACTCTTCTTTATCCAATCAACCATTTGAGAATATGGGGGGTTAACGAAGTTAACTTTCTTCCATTCAATTTCCAATCCATTAAATGACTCATCCCAATTCTCAGGGCATGGGTCAAACATCGGTCCAAATTCTTCTCTCAGTTCTTCTATAATATGGGGAGGGGTCGTCCAAAGATCGTACCCATGTCCTTCATATTGTCCATTTCTATATTTCTTTTCTTCACTCATTCTTCTTCATCTCCAATAACTTTTCTAATTCAAAAATTAATTCTTTCAGTTCGGATTTAGTCAAAGACCAATATCCTTCCATGTTAAAACTCATTCTTCTTCACCTCGGTTACAATGTCTGCTTTCTCTTCATAAAACGGCTCATCACAATGATGACAGTACACAAAAGTTCTGTTTGTTGTACCTATGAACAATCCCCAACCTTTCTCATATTTCCATTCTCGTTCCAGTATAAATTCTCGACCTTTTGATATTTCATCACACATATCACATTTATACGTGGCAATTTTTCCGGTAGGTTTAGCGTTTGAATCTTTGGAGTCATCGCAATTTTCCGGCCAAGCATATTTAGGGCCAAATCCATCATCCCTCATTCTTCTTCACCACCATTCACTTTCTTATATGCGCTAATCAAATCACTAAGGGTCTGACGACCAATTCCAAACACTTCGGTTATATCTGCGATGGAGAGTGAGGTATAATCAATTAGGTCAAACAAATCATATGTGAATTGGTCGCCGCTATGATTCCCCACTAACTCACCAAAACCATTTCCGAATATGAAAAGTGCTGAACCGTATTCATCTTCACCTCTTTCAAAGTAAAGTACAGAATACTCCACTTGCCATAAGTGCCATGCTATTTGTTCAATAGACATGTCCTCACATGAATGAGACCAATAGGCATCCTTGTCCCAATACTGAGGCCAGTCGCCCATCCAATCACCAGCATAACTTAACCCTACAAAGGATACGCCTTGCTCTTTCATCATGTGTAAAATCAATTCACACTCATCTCCATAATGTAACATATCACTCATTCTTCTTCATCTCCATTTATTTCTACCCACTTAGCATTAGGCCATGTCCCTACATATTCATGTTTAGCATAGAATATCTCAAGCCGTAAGTCTCTCGCTTTCTCCTTGAGTGTTGGCTTCTTAATACGAATGATTTTCTTCTCACCCGTATCATTGGGATGCCTCTCTCTATGTGACTCATGCCGTTCACTAAGTGTGATACGTTTAGGCTCATATCTTTTTGTTATAGTCTGGACGACACCACGTCCTAACTTTCTTTGTTCAACTGTCGCTCTTGCTATTCTCATTCTCTTTTTCATTTTATCAATCTCCTTTTTACTGCTGATTTATATACTAAACTTTACCATCATCACTTTCTAAAAAACGACTATCATGATAGGCTAACATCAGCCCCCGTGTACGTGTTATTCATAAGTGAGAATATATCATGCTCTGGGCCTAAGATAGCCTCTATCATTTCATTTATGATAGGCACATCTTCAAATGATATACCTATAATAGGTGGATTTAATTCTTCTACGTTTAGTCCCATGTCATAAGCAAGTGCTACAAATTCTGGTGTAGTTTTATTATCTGTTTTCATTGTTTTAATTCCCTTCTATTTTATTTATTTACTAGTGTAATGTACATAGATGTAAAGTTATATACAAGTAAAACCTATCAATTATTTAAAAAAAATTTTTTGTCTTCGACAATATGTTTAATAGAATACTTTACAATTATTGTAATCTCTTCATGAGAATTGAATAAAGCTATATTTAAAGCATTATCTTAATGTATTGTATACCTTTGTATAGGTTTGCATTGATATGATTTTATTTCATGTAATATGGGCTAAATACGGGTGTTCTTAATCTCTCACTATTTTTATTTACTTTGAGACTCATTCTCATTAGCTTATTGAGACCTGGTCTCATTTAGGTATCCATACAACAAATATTTAATATATGCAAGTCTTTTTTATGGTAGTGATCTTGAGATTCATTCTCAATTAGAATCCTATACAACAAATTAAATTAATATGCAAGAACTTTTTGTTAATGCAAATGAGATTCATTCTCAATTAGGGGTATGGGAGGATGAATTACCTAATTATTAAGGGGTAACCATTCCTCAAAAAATACCAATATTAACTTTCAAAAAAATAATTCGTAAGAACTTTGACAATATCTTTTAAAATGTGTATATTATAATATGTCAGAATTAGCCGATATTAAGAAGAACCCTGCCAAGACCCTTGCTGCGGAGCTTTTGGCTCTAAATCCGCACCTCACGATCGAAAAAGTGGCATCTAAGGTTGGAGTTACTGAGAGAACTGTTCATTTATGGAAACAAGATCCAAATTTCGTTGAAGCAATCTATGATAGGTATATGTTGGAGTTCGGTTCTGAGATACCTGCTGTGTTAAATGCGATGGTCAGGGAGGCTAAGGAGGGCAATGTACAAGCGGGGCGATTAGTGTTAGAACATAGTGGTAAGTTAGTTAAGAATGTTAATGTTACTATTGATAGTCCTTTTGAGAAGTTTTTAAAAGGTGCACAGGTTGCAGAGGTTGTTAGTGATGAGGAGATAATTGATGTGGCGGCTGAGGTAGTTAATGATGATAGCTTACCAGAAAGAAATACTGAAGATCAAGGTAAAAGAGCAGCTAGAGAGAAAAAGATAACCATAAAAGAAATAAAAAAAGAAGAGCAAAGAACAAAATATAATGCCAAGCAAAAAGAGTGGTATAGATGGCGTAAGAGAGCAAAGAAAGCAGGAATACCACCGTTAAAGAGCCGTAGACCAACGCCTGCACAAAGAAAAGAATGGCAGCGTTCAATAATTCAAGCAGAATCTTCACAAGATTAGCTAATCCCCATAAATTCTATATATTCGCACTCTAATTCATCGCAAATAGCCCAATAGATGTCTTCTGGGATAATAATATCTTCATAATTAATCATTTTTTAAATGCCTTTGCTATTTGTTTTCTAAATGTCTTTATTTTCTTATTATCTATAATATTTTCTAAAACATTTTCAGATACACCAAACCATTTTCTTGTAATACCTGCTTTATTAGGACTATTATGATGAACTCCATATCCAGATACTACTAAAGTATCTTTTTTTACTTTTTCTATAGAATTTACCATTTTCTTAGAGGCAATTAGAGGTCTTTGGTGTGAAATAGGTCTTCCGTATGTCCCATATCCTTTTTTTCTCATTTTCTGTGTGCTAGGTCTTAAAGGTTCCAAGTCGTCATCATAAATATCCTTACCTTTTAAAGTATTTTTTCTATAAAATAGTTTAGCTCTGTCAGCAGAGTCAGATGTTAGTTTTTCTAGTATTTTTGGGAGTCTTCTTACTAATTTGCCTGCATCATAGGTTACTTTTATCTTAACTGCCGCCATTATTCAGTTTCTTCTATAATTTCTAAGTCATTTGTATTATTTGCTTCTTTTTGACCGCCAAACATGTTATTTATTTGCTCATCACGCACCTCTTTGTTCTTTTCAACGATTTTTTCAGCTTCTTTACGACTTAAATCCTGATTATATTCCATTAATAGGTCAGGTTCGTCAATCATATGATGTTTTAGACGATGTTCATCTAATAATATTTGATCTTGTATAGTTTTTGGATATTCAGGCTCATTAAAGTCTAATTTTAGCTTATCAGGAAGATTTATATTGTTATAAGCAGCGATTTCTCTCTCAATATAGTATAATTCATGCTCATACATCCTCCAAAGGTCTAAATCGTCTTGATAATCTTCAAATCTCTCCAAATCTTTGATTTTTAGTGCTATTCCACTAGGAGTTTCGCCTCCGTCTTGTGCAAATTGTACATATAAGTGATTATTTTGAGCAACTAAGTCTAATTGAAACTTAATATTCTCAATTACAGCGTTAATGTCGCCTGATGGAGAAGCAATATTATAAGTTGCACCTTCTGGAAGGTCTAAAATCTGGTCAGAACCTGCTCTTTCTATCCTTTTGTCACTATCAACCCCTGTCATATAAGGCTGACCAAACATTTGGAATCTTAAGCCGAGTTGCATCTCTGTCATTGCTATATTTACCTGCTCATTGCAATCAACAATATCATTCGCCCCATCTACAAAAAATTCATCAACTTGTTCCTCTCTGTGAGTGAATAAAAACGGTAAAACACCATATCCATGCTCATATTCTTCAATTATGTTCCCATCTGAGTCATAATGCGCATAAAGTGACTCATCCCAATAAGCCCATTCAAGTTTTTCTGTATAAGACACATCTTCAGGTTGCATTAGCAAAGGATACATGATAGCAGAAGGTGTAAATGGGTCTTTCAAGTGTACATTGAAGTAATAAACGGGTCTATAATCAAAATAAGGCATCCCATTAAACTCTTTATAGATAACTTGAGTGGCAACGGTGCCCATAAGCCTTGTCATTCTTTCAACATGCTTCATTCTAGCATCTTTTTTGATAGTTAAGAGCTCATATTGCTTATTTACATTCCTATTTGCTCCAACTGTGTAAATTCTGCTCATTTTATTCACAAATCTTCGTGTAAAATTAGCATTATAGCAAGGAATTTCTTGAAAAGCTGAAGAACTAAAATAATCTTCAATATATTGATTAGTATGGTTACCTCCATAGTAATCGAGCATCCTTCTTACCCAATCTCTACGCTTTCTTTGGTTTTCTAGCTTAGTTTCTTTAACTGAATCAGCTATAATGTCTTCTACTGTTGATTTTTGCATAAATGTTGTACTTATCATCTTGTCCTCACTTTAAATTGTCGGTTTTTAATTGGAAATCTGTTTATAAAAAA